TCTTAACCCATATATGACTAGAAAGCAGATCGCTAGCGATCTGCTTTCTAGTCATATATGGGTCGGCTCTATCGTTGCGCTAGCGCAACGATAGAAATGAAAGGGTTAACCCATTCATGACTATCGTTGCGCTAGCGATCTGCTTTCTAGTCATATATGGGTTAAGTTGAATTTTAGCGTTCTTTATATGCTATTCCATAGATTATATAGATGTAATAAAATGAAAAGGTGGTTAATCATTCTTACCATTGTGTTTACGTTCATTGGTATCGTGATGGTTTACTTTGACTGGGACAGAACCATCCGCCTGGGTATGTCATCCATGAATGACCTCATCAACATGTACAGTATGAAGCCTAAGAGCGAGGCCAGGCGAGTAGTGGCGGTCATCGACTGTGATGATGGTGTGAATAACGGCGCTGTGTGTAATAAACCGCTCAAGTCTATCCTGGACCAGAGCATCAGGCTTCACGACATAGCGGTTCAGACCAATACACCCAGGAAGATCGATCAAGAACTCTTGCGGGTAGTATCCATTCACAAACCCGGAACAGAGCTAGTCCGCGAGATGGAGCGCGACACCATTATTCTCAAACTCAAGAACGGGAAGGAGTACCCATTCGACTACATTGAGAACCAAGTCGAGGTGAAAAAGAGGCGAGGTTATTGATCTAATCTATAAATTTCATTACCTCATAGGTAATGAACCTAGAAGGTTGGAGTAAACTTCCAACCAAGTTTATCAAAAAGATTCTTACAGATGGTGTCGTGGAAGAGTTTCCTGTCCACTGTCTTGAGGATGGTGAAGTTTTCGATCTTGCATGGATGGCCGTGCCTCCTGAGTAGTTGGAACAGAAGGTATTGGACATTCATGAAGTTCTTCCGATCCAACTCCTCAGGTTTGTCTTTGCCGTGTATGTCGTCATAGAGGGATACCAGTTCCTTGAAGTCGTCAATGAGGCGATCTTCGAGGTGGCTGATGTCGTCTACGCGTTTGTTGGTTAATGTGAAGTAGATGAGATTAACGTTCTCATAATGTTTGGTATACCTTAGTTCCTTCAGAAACATCATGATGTGGTTACGAGTGATTTTGGAGTACCTAACATGATTAGGTATAGGGGAACCATCATCATTGACTTTAGGTATGAGAAGTCTGTAGGCTAAGAATTTGGAATCTAGGTCTTGATATAACTTGTCTGGGATTTTACAGTTCTGTTTGCCTTGATATTGTTTAATGCAGTCTTGGAAGTGGAGGACTCTATTGTAGATAAACTTACCTACTATGTTGACGCGGGTGTAGTCCCTATGTGTGATGCCGGTCTCGATTGCATACTGCTGGGTAGAGCAATTGAGACAGGTCTTCCTGTTGAAGTCGTCAATCTCAAATTTGTCTTCGTCCGTGTTCTCGCATGATGGACAATACGAACCTAAGTCTATGTTATCTACCTTCTCAGGGTTGACCGGTATGTCGAGGTCGGTCCATTCCTTTATCTTAGCCATCTGCCTTACTATGTCTAGGAAGCCAATGATGAGTTCGTTCTTCCTCCTCAGGATTGGTAGGTTGTCTTCCTTGATATGGGAGATGGGTTTCTTGAGGATTGATGTGTATTCGTCAATGAGTGTGTGGGTGCGCGCAAAGAATAGCGCACGTGACGTCTTTTTTTCATGGATAACGGCCTTCCTCATGGCCTGTATTTCCTCGTAGACGCTGGGATCCAAGTGGTGCGAGGTGTCTAACAGCAGAGTGTCTAGGAGCTGTATCTTTTCCTCGTTGACGGTCTCTTCCTTCTCCATACGCTTCAGGACGGCGGAGTTGAGGGACAAGATATTTATTGACATCTTTTCATAACCCTGAACTGCTGTTTATCTCATTACAATATCTGCGCGATGTCACCAGACCAGTCCCAGAGCCATGTAAGACCTAGTCATCTGATACAAATCACGTTGTTCGTTCAATGGTCAATTGGATGTCGTGGTTTGGGTCTAGTTATTTTCTTTCGATTAGCCCATTCATGACTATCGTTGCGCTAGCGCAACGATAGTCATGACTGGGCCCGACCCATATATGACTAGAAAGCAGATCGCTAGCGATCTGCTTTCTAGTCATATATGGGTTAATGCATGCTATTTCTGAAGCAGGGCCTCCAATCTGGGGCGTATGTCGCTCTCCAATTCCTTGTCTTCCCACGACTTGCGCTCAGTAAACTCGAAGGCCTTGACGTTGATGCAGTTGTCTGGCTGGGCTGAGTACACCTCAGGATGATCGTCAATGATGTACGTCCTATCCATGTCAAAGTTGAGGAGTTCAAACTCATCCCTCAGGATGTTGAGCGCCTTCTGTGTATCCTGGAGGCGCCTGGATTTCTTGCAGTGATAAGAAAAAAGGACGTAGTCGAGTCTGCGCTCGGGGTGACCCTTGAGGATGAATTCGTCGATGATGAATAGAGCGTAGGACTTGGAAGCGGCTGTCCATACACTCACGTTGAAGTTCTCAAATAGGAAATCTAGGAATTCCTGAAGACCTGGGCGCTCAAATACCTTGTAAACGCCTTCCATGTTCTCCCATCTGAATTGCTTCATCCTTGGTTTGAAAATAGGTTTCTCTTCATGTTTTGCTAGTGAACAGATGAGGGTGTTGTCTAGGTCGAGCAGGATGTTGATACGGTTCGGCGTCTTGTGGCGGCCGGAGATTGTTGTTACCTCATACATCTTTTTTTATAAGGTAGATAAGATCCTAACCCGCTATGAGGTAACTGCTCTGCCGACGTCGAGTCGATCGTGTGCTTCTATGGATTTTTCTGAGAGGTTAGTAAAAGATGAGAAATAAACTCCTCGTATTCATTTTAGTGGTCATTCTGTTGGGTGCGTCGGTTTACACGGTTTACACTGTGTCGTGTGAACAGGAAAAGGCTGCAAAACTAGAGATGCTTAACGCGACTCGTCAGCAGTTAGGGGATGCGGAGCAGGCTGTGATGGAGTGTAACTCGGCTGTGCAAAAGATCGAAGCTGAGATAGCCTTACTCAGAGATCGGATTGTTGAAAAAAAAGTCACTGAGCTAAGAGCGTGCAAGGTTAGATTTGATGCCAAGATTAATGATTACAAGGCGGTGTACAGAGCCGCCAATGGACATGAGGCCACCAAGTCTCATATTGACGCCATGAAGCGTAGGCTGGGCATAGCTGGAGGTCTGTGATGAGATGATTGATTGAAATAAATTGAAATATAGGTCTGTGTGATATGTCTCAATGTAAACACGATGACTAGTAACATGATGAACGACGGTGCTGTATGCACTATTGTCAAGAAAGAAGAGGGAGATGATGAGCGATGCAGGTTCATGGAGGCTGTGATTGATCACAAGCAATTCCCTGAGACTGATATAGCTCTTCAGGCGGATACGATGTTATTGAACATATTCGAGTACATCAAGGCAGTCAACTACCAGATTGATCAGTTTATGGTCAATCGATTCTGGCAGAGTATGAGCGCGAAAAACAGCTGTGTCCTTGTGGACACAGCTGTCCTTGAGTGGCTCGGGTATGATCATGAAGAAGAAAGATATCGTAAGGCGTCGTTCCTCAAACTCCTCAAGGCCAATACCATAACTCACAAACAAATTAAACACACTGATGACGATTTTAACCAGTATAGTGAAGCTGTTGAGGAGGCCAAAATTCTATCACCAGCGGCTCTCAAGAGCCAGAAGTGGATCGTCCTCAACTCCAACGACTTCAAACGAGTCGTCTTCAACATCAAGACCAAACGAGCCCAGGAGATTCACAATTACTACCTTTCATTGGAGCAGTTGTTTGCCATGTACGCCGAATACACACGACACTTCCTCATGAGGCGAGAGCGGCAGCGTGCAGAGCTTGAAAAGACAGATCTTATTGCCATGATGGAGCGAATGCGTCTGGACCAAGCTGAACAACATAGACAACAGATGGATCACATCAACGAATACGTTGAAGAGGCCAGAGATGACCGCGATGCAATGGCTAAACAGGTAGATGTGATTGCTAAACAGAATGAAACCATTACTAAACAGAACGAGAACATTGCTCAAAAATTGGACATCACAAGAAAGGTCGCTGTGCCTGAGGTCAAGAAAGGTAAGAAGGTCCAGAAGAGGAAACTCCACAAGTTTGGCATTTTTAGGAAAAGCCCCACCTATCAGTGGGTTGAAGGTGACCCCAACTACCTCAAGGAAGCCGATGTACGTGTAGTGAGGCGTCAGGAGGAGACGTTCAACGCCGAGTTCCGTAAATTCAAGAGTCTGGGTAACAGCACCAACGCAGACGCCACCATCGTGCATAGTTTCGTCAATCCGA